CTTTAAAGAGGGTCCCCAACGGCCCTGTTTCCAGGGCACCTCTCTGACCTTGCATTTGACAAGCAAGGGTTTAAGAAAACTCCGGTTAAGGAGCCACCCACCTCTGTGAGATACTAGTCTTGTATCTCGCATCGACATACTGAAGACCATACCCTCCTTCTGGAGGGTACTGGGTCTCTCCACGTAAGTGGAAAAACTTCAGTAGTGCCGCATAGCCGTCAAGCGGATCCTTCTTTCGAAGAGTCCGTTGCACAGGTCCCTTGGTAAGGAACCGGTGAGTAAAGGGACACCAGCGATGGTATTCCTGAACATTTTGACGAGTATGAAGGCCTAGCAATGGCGAATCGTTTGAAACAAGAGGGAGCTTTCTTTCTCTCTCAAGTTCTCGGCGAATCGTCTCGCTAAGATTGTATAGTCCGCGCATCCAAGCATGGTTGCAGAGACTAACAAAATGAGCGTAAATGCTAGCGTTGCGAACAGAGATATCGCTGACGCAGTGTCGGACATACAGCGGTGTTACTTCAACACCGTGATATGCATCGAGACCGCAGCTTTCTCGAAAGTTACCAGTCGAGAAGGACTTTCTGAGGTTTACCTTTAGGCCAACCTCTTCTATCAGCGATACTACCTGACGATAAACGTCAGAACGAACGATGATATCATCACCGTAAACTCTGACGTTTCTAGCAACTCGCATGACATTCCGGTAGGACGGACGAAGTCCATCCAGACCAGCTGCAATCGCAAGAACTGCGAAAACAACTGATTGAACTGGGAAGGTCGTTGCGTTGCCCATGCCGGCGAACTTCTTCAGTGTATACGGGACGTTGTCCCGCATTATCTGAGGAGTCCGACACTCGAGAATCCCTGATAAGAATCGGGGCCTATGCATAAACACACGTTCTACTAACTGTAAAGATAGTAGATCGGATGCACTGCTAAGGTCGAGTGTGGACCATTCGCCAGAAATGGATCCTTCCAGAGCCATCTTTTGGTTGATGGATTGGTCGGATAATTGCAAGCATTGAGAAAGTATATTACACTTCAAGATAGAATCTCGAAGATATGTATTATACCCCTGTTGTCGAAACATATTGACAACAGGCTCAACGGTGATGGTCCGCCGGGATGATGAATCCTTTAGGACAGTCACGAGCCTTGCAATGTTGCTAGAAGCCCTGTTGCTTTGAGCAGATCGAGCATAACGGTACGATGCATAAAAGAATGCATCATATCCGAACTCCTCGAGCTCTTCTTGGCAGGAGAGTAGTGCTTCCCACTTCTGGTTGGCACTATGCATCTCAGCAACAGCACCGGGACCGTGTTTTAGGCAGAGGTCTTCCCTCTCGAAAGTATCGAGATTCGGGAGGATATACCTGCAGACACGATCTATAGTAAAAAGATGTTTTTCATTGACACGTTCAAGGTCAATGATCGCATCTTCACAACTATAGAATTTCTCTTTGGCCACACGGTCGAGTTTAGAGTCTCGATCGCTACCCAGAGAGAGCTTCTTATTGAGTAACAAAACTTCCCTTAAGCATCTTACGATGTCGGGACGTCCGTCACCAATAAGTTCCCCGGTTAAAGAATCGAACACCTTACAGAGCATACCCGAAAACAATTTTGGGATTGCTCCCCCGCGAACTTTGCCAAAGCCGCGCGGGCAGGTAAACTTGCACGAAGAAAGGCCACTTTCGAGGTCTTTACAGAGTGCAGGTAGGGTAACAGTAAGAAAACTGATACCCTCGTGTTCAACTCTATTCTCGATCGTGATGATATCACGATCAAGGCCTTCTACGTCAGGCATAAGCCGTCGAATATCTTCGATTAGGCTTATGAGGAGAACTATAGGACTTTTCATTCTCTGCACCTTGTGTTAGAGAATTCCTAGTCCTACGTACTACCCCCTGAACTACTGGGGTCCAGCCGACGAATCCTTTGTGGATGTGTTCGAGAAGTCGAAGGATAATTGACCCTTCGAGGTCGACGAACAATCAGCCAAACAAAGGCACAAGAGAGATGAGAAGGGAAGCCACAGCTTCGAACGGCGAATTGAGCGGGCCTGCTTATCACTAAGCAGACCCTCTTTCTTCGCGCGACGAATCATGGCCAACTTCTCAGCCTTCGTAACGGTGTGATCATGCTTATCCAGCATGGACAGACCAGTTACGCGCGTGATGATGTTGTCAACATCAGCGTGCTTGTGTTGATCTCGGAGCTCGCTCCGAAAGTAACGAATCGTAGTCATAACAACTCCTTCGATGAAGGGGACGTATGTCCCGGTTAAGTTACGATCAGAGAAAGACTCCTAAGATCGACCCTCAGCTCTGCAGCTGAAGGATTTTCGCCGGAGTAACTTCCGTGTCAAAAAGCCAGTCGCGAAAGGCTTCAACGATGTCAACACCTTCGACATCAGTGAAACCGAACGATGGACGGGAAATCGACATGGAGACGGAGAATTGAACACTCTTCGTCAAGCCGCTATACGGATCAGTGGCATTCTTCACCACACTCATCTTGAGGTAGTGTCGATTGCCATTTTTCGACGGAGTATGATTGATAAGGGTGGAATAACCATTACCACCAGAATCAATCGCCTCCGAACCATACCCATCCATTCGTACTTTTGCAAATACGAGTTGGGGGGTAGGCGCATTAGCGGCTACAGTTACAGGATCGGGTAGTGCCATAGGAAGTCTCCTTAGTGTGAGGTGATCAACTAGCAAGGATTGCTAGCGGGTCTTCTTGATTCGACTCAGTAAGATCGAACCAAGAATAGAACTCTGATATGTAGACAAAGTCGAAACATCAGAGGTCAACTTTACGCCAGACAAGCTACCCAAAGACTTTCTTACAGTAGCCCGATAGCTAACCACAGATTGAACAGAAGACGTTGAAAACGACTCCTGAATCTGGGGCGCATTCGGAACATACTGTACAGAGTAGCTTGATTTGTACTTTGCGCTACGAAGGGATTCAACGCGGCCCGTAAGGACCCCGGTGATGAATCCATAGTTGAAGGTTGACCGATCAGTGTTAACTGCATCAATACACTCGATGTAGTTTCCAAGACCTGTAAACCAATCAACCAGCCAGCTCCACGGGATGAGATTATAAACATCCGTAGGGGTTGGGTTCAGCCCTATTTTACGAGATATCAGTTCTTCTCGTAATTTAGGAATAAGAGCCTTGGGAAAATCGAATATCGCATTAACTACTAAGCGATACTCAAGTTCCTTGAAATGAGTTCCGTTAGTAACGGGACCAATCTCATTAAGGCTCATATCGTAGCTAAAAGGCTGGAGGCTTACTGAAGGTAGAAGAAGCTTCTTCTTCGACCTAAAGGTCGTTGGTATACCGTCGCGGCCAATCAAGAAATTGACTTCCTTGGTTAGCTTCTCCGGCAATGCCAACAACCCTACAATGTCGTTGTATAGCTGTTTCCAACCGAAATTGTACGAAACGTACTCCTTCGGAATGTTCTGGATGTTCGCGGTCAAATTAAAAACTAACCGAGAACGTTCAGGACCAAGGGATCTGGCTACGGCTACAAGATCACTCAAAGTATTGTACAAAGTACGAATACCAAGAGGGATATCTTTTAGCTCGACAATATTTCGAAACAGAGAATAACGGCGAGCTTCCGGAACTGTTTTCGGAAGAAGGCTAAGTGCTGTCTTTTGCATATTAGCCGAAATATCGCTGAATGCTCCGTTCTTAATACTGATCAACGACGCTGCAGGTAAAAAGCAATAGCCACCTTCCGAATTCCACTGCGTCCGCTTTCGACTCTTTGTAAAGTTCAAATAGTCGTTACCGGGTACAAGGGAATCAGCATAGGTGTCTATGTCATCGTTAACAGTCATCGTAAACTCAGGGATCGATAAATTCCAGCTAAAGTGCTCGAATTCACCGAACTTAGAGTTCGCGGGACGTGTCCTAGTGGTGGTATCACGAGTCGTACTTTGCAAGACGGGTTGAGTACTTCTACTCGCCGTCGTGTTAGTATAAAACGGGATATCCTCATTAGTGGGAACACCAGCGCCATTATAGGTACGATTCTTCGTCCTATTATCATGGACAGTACGTAACTTGCGATTAGCAGGAAACGACTCACTACGTGTTCTCAAACGATTGACCGGGGTGATAATCTCTTTCCCAGCCGCAAAACGAGCAAAAGGGTCCAGCGCAAGCGCTGCACTCTTAATGATCGTCTTAGGGATCAGGGAGAGGGCGAGTCTATCATACCCAGTGCCTTCTTTTAATGCTGTGGTGTATCGCACCTCGAAGACTTCCTCGGGGTCGAGAGAAGCAACATCGGGAACATTCGATATCCTTAATCGACGGTTCGCCTTTAACTGCTTCTGGGATACAACCATGGCACTCTCCATTCTGACGTAGATGGAATGGGACGTATGTTGACGAAACATACGAGAACCAAGCGGCGGGATAAATCTGTTAATTCAGAGACCGCCGATGGGGTCCCCCGTAAGGGGG